GACTTGCTCCCGCTTTATCTGGTCGTCAAGGCGCTTTCGACGCGTGTGTCAGCTTTGCCTTCAACGCCGGAGTGGGGGCTTTTCAGCGTTCTTCTATTCGGATGAAAATCAATCGTGGTGATTGGGAAGGCGCAGCCGATGCCCTCTTGCTGTACTGCATGGCAGGGGGTAAAATTCTCCTAGGGCTAAAAAAGCGCAGGGACGCTGAAAAAGCACTGTTTCTATCCTAGGACTGCTGATGCCATTACAAAAAATCCTGTTCAAGCCGGGCGTAAATAAAGAAAACACCCGCTACACCACGGAAGGCGGTTGGTACGAAGCCGACAAGGTACGCTTTCGTCAGGGTAATCCCGAAGTAATTGGTGGCTGGATTCGTATTTCTGCTAATACATTTTTAGGTGTTTGCCGGTCATTGTGGAACTGGGGTTTGCTTGATGGCCGAAACATTATTGGTGTAGGCACAAACTTAAAGTTTTATTTAGAAAATGGCGGTATTTACAACGACATTACCCCCATACGTGCAACCAGCACAATCAACACCAACCCTTTTGTGGCTACAAACGGCTCCGCCGTTATTACCGTTACAGACACCTCGCATGGTGCTGTTACAGGAGACTTTGTAACATTCAATGGTGCTACAAGTCTGGGCGGTAATATTACCGCTACAGTGTTAAACGCTGAGTATCAGATTACTGTTTTAACCGCCAACACCTATACTTTTGTAGCCACTGCCACCGCCAATGCATCGGACGTTTCTGGCTCTCCCGGCGGTGGTGCGGCTGTGATTGCGACTTATCAAATTAATGTTGGACCAGCAGAGCAAGTCCCTTTAGTTGGATGGGGTGCAGGTGGATGGGGTCTTGGCACGTGGGGTAACGGTATTGGAAGTACGACGGCTCTTCGTGTGTGGAGCCAACAAAACTTTGGTGAAGACTTGGTCTTTAACCCCCGTGGCGGTGGTTTGTACTACTGGGATGCCAGTGGAAACCTAACCACCAGAGCCGTACTGCTTAACTCACTAGGCGGCACGGTAAGCTTTACCAACGCTTCTCCCACCGTTGTAACCTCAACTGTTGCATACACAGAGGGCGCAAGGCTGCAGTTTTCAGGTGGTTCTTTGCCAACAGGTGTGGCTGCAGCGACCACATTTACTGTAACTCAAGTTAGCGGTTTAACTTTTAAGTTATTGGATAGCTCTAACGCCTTGGTCAATACCGCATCTGCAGGCACAGGCGCGGTGTCTTTAATTGTGGATGTACCTACGGTCGTCAACACTTTAACTGTTTCAGACGCATCACGTTTTATTTTAACTTTTGGCGTGAATGATTACGGCAGTGCGACGTTAGACCCCATGTTGATTCGTTGGTGCGGGCAAGAGGATCCTTTTAACTGGACACCTACAGCTACCAATCAAGCGGGAAGCTTGCGGTTATCCAATGGTTCTGAAATTGTTACTACGATACAAACGCGTCAAGAGATTGTTGTGTTTACCGATTCAGCTTTGTATTCACTGCAGTACCTTGGTCCTCCTTTTGTTTGGGGATCTCAACTGCTTGCAGAGAGTATTTCTATTTACGGACCCAATGCGGCAGCCGTAGCTTCGGGCGTGGTGTATTGGATGGGCATAGATAAGTTCTATAGTTACGACGGCCGTGTGCAGACTCTTAACTGTGATTTGCGTCGATTTATTTTTACAGGCATTAATAAAGATCAAAACCTACAGGTATTTGCGGGCGTCAACGAAGGTTTTAATGAAATTTGGTGGTTCTATTGTTCAGAATTAAGTACAACCATTGACCGCTACGTCATTTACAACTACCAAGAAAAAGTTTGGTACTACGGCACAATGGCACGAACAGCGTGGCTTGATTCAGGTTTGCGTGACTATCCGTTAGCCACTACATATCAGCCTAATAATACGGGCAATATTGTGGAGCACGAAAACGGCCTGAACGACAACGCAACAGGCACTCCAATAGCCTTAAATGCTTTTATTTCCTCATCGGAACTGGACATAGGTGATGGCCACAACTTTGCGTTTGTGTGGCGCGTGTTGCCTGATCTAACGTTTGGGGATTCTACGAATTCGCCTGCAGGTGCTGTTCCCGCGGTTACCATGACTTTGTTTGGTTTGTCCAACTCCGGCTCGGGGACCACGAGCAACGCGTCAGCTTCTGTCCTTAAGGGCAGTACCTACGTCATAACCGAAGAATTTACCGGTCAGATATTCACGCGCATGCGCGGGCGGCAGATGATATTTAAGATTGACTCTAATCAGTTGAACACACAGTGGCAACTGGGCTCGCCTCGGATAGATATTAGAGCAGATGGGAGGCGGTAAATGGCTGAACTTAATGTTCGTCCCCCCAACCTGCCTTTGGCTACCGATGAGTACGACCGCAGGTATCTGGATCAATTAAACAATACCTTGCGTTTGTTTTTTGCGCAGCTTAGTAATCCGGGGGATATGGGCGGCACGTCGTTGAATTTGAATTTAGACACGCTGCCCACGGACGCTGACTTACCCACTTTACGATTAGGTGATGTGTACCGAGATACACAAGATGGTGTGCAAGATACGAGTCAAATGCTTCGCATAAAGACGTCTACGTAATACAATTGAACAAAATACCTTTTCCAAGGACCTGACATGGCCACATTACCCTATCCACCACGAGTTGTTCGTAGTTCAGATGCGTTTCGAGTTCCCGGGGCTGGCTATGATCCAGCACAAGTAGCGGCAGCGGATGCATATAACGACATTCTTCGTGCACGCGTATATGCTGATAATAGAAGCGGTAGGGCGGATGATCCTATGTATGGCGTGGCGGATGCACGGCAATTAGAAACAATAGCCAATTCCCCTTTACGTGGTTTTGACCCTACCCTTGCTAAAAGAGAATTATTAAATCGATCTAATGAAGGCGAGTTTGCCGCCCCCGGCTATGGTGATCTTGGTCAGTTTGCCGGCAGTAGCGGCGGTATTGGCAGTTTTGGTGGAAACATGAGTGCTAAGCCATATTTTGATGAAATGGGTAACTCGGTCACGGCATATGCCGAAGGTGGCGACGTACAAATGCCTCAAGAGGCAGGCGCAAATCCGTTTGCCGATCCTAATACGATGGCCGTTTACGACCAGATGCGTCAGACGGTGTCCCCTAAGGAGTTTGGTGATGAGATGTTGGCGGGTGCCGCGCAGATAGATCCGGAGGCCATGGCCCAATTTAGAAATGACTTGAGTCAGATTGATTTGTCGCCAGAAGAGCTTGACATGCTTAATAACATGTTGGATGAGATTTTGGGTAATCCTGAGCAGTATGCCGCGGTCCGCGCAAAGTATTTAGAGATGGGTGCACCGGAAGAGTTGTTGCCCGAGCAGTTTGACCCTCAGTTCTTTGCTGCCCTGAACATGGCCGTGGATCAGTTGATTGCTGAGCCTGCGGGTGTTCAGGCGTTTGCCCAAGGCGGTATTGCAGAGCTTAAGCCTATTGCCAAAGTGATTGCTAGTTATGGCCGCAATGGTGACACCATGTTGGCGCACATCACACCTGCTGAGGCGCGCATGCTGCGCCGCCGTGGGGGTTCAGGCACTATCAATCCTGCTACGGGCCTGCCTGAGTTCTTTTTAAAGAAGGCTTTCAAAAGTCTTGGTAAAGCTGTTAAAAACTTTGCAAGCAGCACTGTGGGCAAGATTGTTACAACGGTGGCCCTTGGCTTTTTCTTAGGCCCTGCTGCCGCCGGTCTGGTTGGTGCTACTTCTGCTGCCGGCGTTGCAGCGGTTAGTGGTTTTGTGGGTGGTGCAGGCTCTACTTTACTTGCTGGTGGTAATTTAAAAAGTGCTTTAAAAGCAGGAGCTATTGGTGGTTTGACTGCCGGTGCAGTTGGTGGAGTTACGCAAGGCTTTGACACTGCTTATGCCGGTCCCACAACAGTAGGCGGTCAGGTAGACCGGTTTGCTGGAATGTTTAAAACTCCTGCTTTTCCGCAATACACGGCTCAAGGAGCATTGACGGATAACGCTACGGCAAACGCAGCCCGCGAAGCATATGCCGGGGAGTTGTATAAGACCAATCCTGAAGCATTTTATAATCCTAATGCAGCCCCTTCTGACGCACTTGCTGACTTTACGCCTAAAAAAGGATCTTTAATACCTGATGGGCAAGGCGGCCTTAAATTTCCTGAAGGGCAAACGGTTGGTCAGACAAAGCTTCCCGGTGGTCAAATATTGACGCAAAACGTGCCGATTGAGGCACCTTATGATCCTGCAACAGCAACGCGTGCAGTAGATTATGGGTACAAGCCCGGTGGTGGCGTAGGCAGCACTCCGTACAAAGTCCCCACTATTGGCGAATCTTTTTCCAAAATGGGAGAAGGAATTGGTTTGGGCGACGGTCCCGCTAGTTACAAAACATTTATGGAAGGTGCTGGTGATCTGTTTGCGCCCGGTCCAACCGATGCACAGGTCACTGCCAAAGCCCGAGAAATTATGAGCACGACTCCCGGCTCTACGCTTAAAGACGCTATGGCGGCGGCTTCCAAGGAATTGTCACCGGGCTTTTTGCGCACTTACGGTCCTGCTACCTTAGCTGGTATTGGTGCAATCGGTGCGTTTGGTGGATTTAAATCTGCTCCTGCTCAGCCCTCGGCAATGCGGGATCAGTTGATGAAGCCTGTATCTCAGCGTATTGCTGAAGGCGGAAATCAACGTAATTACTACATCCAGAACCTGCCCGGCGTAAAGTACGACCAATATGGCGCGCCTATTTTTGGTCAGTACGATCCTCTGCCTACATATGACACAGGCTTGGGTATTGCGTCTTTAGCGGGCCCTAGAGGCTACGCTGCAGGCGGGGAAGTAACCGCTGCTAATTTTGATGAAGTAGCATACGCAATAGCGTACCCAGATGTTGCTGCTGAAATTGCTCAAGGTAAATTTAAAAGTGCATATGATCACTATGTACAGTATGGTAAAGCAGAAGGCCGTACCGCTTTTAATAAAACAGAAACTGCTGCAGCAGCCGCGGTTAAAGATACAGCGACTAAAGAAAAACAGGCCACGGCTCGCGGCGCAGTAGCCACGGCTAAGGCAGCGAAAAAGGCAATAGGTTCTAAGAGTGCATATGACAACATCAATGCAGGTTTAGCTTTTGATGCGCCAGAGGGCGCTGCTGCCTCAGCAAGAGCCACTCGTCAAGCGGCGTTTGCTCCTACATTAAATAAATTTATTAAAGCTGATGCTGCAAATACAGCAACCTTAGGCAAGGCGTACAGGCCCACC